TTCCATAATTATGTTTTTACCACGTATGGAATAACTTCCAGTAGAAGCAACATTTACTAGGGCATTTAATACGGTTAGGGAATCAATCATACTTGTCCCTCGCTTTCTGTTTACCCATTCAAAACAACTGTTCCTCAACCACACGTAATCGCTCCACAATCTCCGCCAACTCACTCACCGGTTTCTCCTGCTCGGCTTGCTCGACGGAGGCTTCCGCCGCCTGTAGTTTTTCTAACTGTTTCTCCGATAGAACAGGCAGTCCTGTACCAACAAAGTCACCACCTAGAGATTCATGGTCTTTCTCGGCGGGGGCTTCAGGCGTCGGCTCGGGCTTGGCGGGCTGAATTGTTCATGCTTGTATTTTAAGGTATATCGGCGGTAACGTCAAGGTCAGTTTACTCTTTTTCTGGGATTTTTCTGAGATTTTTGTAAGTTGTTGGTAGCTATAGGGTTACAACGACAAACGAACACGGTTTTTTGGCGTATCTTGCAGCCGTTCGCGGCTACGGGGCGGCGAACCGTTGCCCGGAAGGCCGGGAGAATGGTTTATTCGAGTTCGATCTCTACCCCACCATCAGAATCAGGCACAACAGCGAATCGTCGGCCATCGGCGAGCCTCTGCGGGCCGCGCTCTCCGGCATTACCGCCGCATGTGCAGCCGGAAACTCCACACAATGTCTTACGAGCATTCGCCACCTGCTTCGCACTCAATCTGCCGCCGGAGCATTCCAGTTCAACGCTCGTGCTGTGGAAATTGTTTTTCAGTGTAAGTTTCATCTCAATTCTCCTTTGCCTCCGACTCACTCAGTCGGCGAGTTGTTTTATAGACTGGTAATAGGCGAACCGTTGCCCGGCAGCTTTGATGCTCGAAAGAGCGGGTTGGGCTTGGCGGTCTGCTCGGCCAGAATGGAGTTGGCGAATGTTCATAATTCAACCGTTTCCCTGAACCGTCTTTCGGCATATTATTCGGTTGGATCCCAGATTTTTTGACGGTCAAAATCTGCCATCATCATCCGGGTTTTGTGACTTTCGTGATCACGTACTTTTGCAGTATATAACGTAATTCTACCTAACCTTTCGTCCTCCATGGATCTACCTATGCCAATTACTAAATCCGGGGATTCCATGGTTCCCCAACCTTCCCCAGCGTGTTCGATGCCCACCACCCCTTTACCAACCCTGGATTTATTAACTTGCCGGGCCGACCAATGCAATACATCAAAGTCCTTAGCAAGTTGTTTACAGTCTTCAAAAATCTCCCGAAGTGAATGTCGAGGTTCTTTATAGGCAATGCGTGGTCGAAATCTATCGGCGTAATCGGTAATTACCACATCCGGTTTATCGGGAACATTTCTAATTACTGCAGCAGCATCGGCCACGGTATCTCGACGAGAAGCCATAGTTTTTATAATACACTTGCTACCGCACCTTTCCAGGAATATTTTGCATTTGTCGGCCGAACGTTGTCTGTTTTCCAACATGTCTTCAAAACTCATTCCAGTGATGCGTTGTTTTAATCTCCTGGTGATCTTTCGGTGTCCATCCTCAAAGGTTAGATACAACACATTTTTGGATTCCGCCAAAGCCCTATAGGCTATATTGACTAGTGCGGTGGTCTTACCACCGTTAATCACCGAAAGAATTATAGCAAGATCCATCTTCTCCGGACCACCAGACAATTGATCATTCAACCATTCCCAAGGAGTAGGAATAGGATTACCCTGCAAACTGGTAATCGGATCATACCCGTCCAAAGTAATGTACTGTTCTCCGGGGGGTGCAATGGATACGGCTAAACGCACTCTTTCTGCTACATCCTCCGGCGTAGTCCCCAAAGATATGGCCTGATCAATGGCAGTCCACCGTGCTCTGTTTATTAGTTGATCACCAACAAAATCCGTATCATCATATCCATTCACGGAGTCAATGATCCCTAAGACGCCACCACGATCCCGATAATCGGATTTACGGATTATTTCTCGAACCGTTTCCAGTTTTGGGTGTTTTTTATATTTTTCAGAATACTGTTTAATAACACCTATCAAGTAACGATGATTAGGAATAGAAAACAGTTCCTCGTTTAACACACCCTTAAATTTGTTAAAGAAATCAGCGTTTCCTACCACTAAGTGGGTAATTTTCTCCTCAAAATCGGGGTAGAATCCCCGTACAGAAATCTCGCTATCCATCGGATCACTCCTTTACTACCAGCGCCCAGTTGAACCAAATCCATGATCCCCCCTTTTCGTTCTCGGAAGTTCCTCTACTACCTGGATATTCATTTGTGGTGCTGGCAGAACAAGCATTTGACCTATTCTTTCAAAGGGATCCACTACTACTGGAAAATTACCCCCGTTCAGCGCCATATTGTACACTTGAACAAACAACGGGCCGGTGTATCCCGAATCGATCACACCACTTAAAACCATCAATCGTTTTTTGGTAAAAGTGGAGGATCTCTGTCGAATAATCCCGCAAAAACCTTCTGGGATTTTTACCTGAATACCAACAGGAATGTCCACCGATTGATTGGGCTTAATGATTATAGGATTGTTGGATGCATTACACAGATCAATACCGCAATCACCCGGCATGGCGTATCCCACCCTTACACGGTCACGCAATTTTGGGTCCGTGTATTTTACCAATAAAACATGCTTGTCAGTAATCAGTGGTGGAACGGAACCCATTCCATCAATTTCGCCATCATCATCAATAATCATGTTGTCTACCATTAGTAGTCCCTCAACACGGTAATTTTTCCATCCCATTCCGTGGGAATCTTTTTAAATTTGGTGATCATGTCCTCGAAGATCTTTGTACCGGATTTTATGTTCATCGTTGCTAATTCGAAATCCGGCCCTTCTTCCCCGGTACGTTTAGAAATTCGTTCCCGTAATACGTTCGGGGGTGGTATTATAAACACCACTTCAACACATGCTGGGGATTTACCCACCCACCCACACATAGCGGAGTGGGACACGGCAGCGAAGTGATTAACCATATACAATTGTTCCATGGTCCGGGGAAACCCATCAATTACCAATGACTTGTTTATTTCCAAACACAACGATACATGAGACGTCACCAAAGATCGTACTACGTCTTCAAGAAGATTACAAGCCGGACCGGTGAAATTGTTAACAAGAAATTTTTCACCCCACACGTCCCGTACGATCCGCCCCGGACGAAGTACCACAGGGTCATCTAAAACCTTGGATGTTTCGTCGACGTAAGTTGATTTACCAGAACACGACGGACCTGTAACGAAAATTATTCGCATAGCATAAAATCCTCACCTTTGGGACCGGTTCCTAACATGAACAGTTGGCAATCGTACATACCCGCAGTATTAATAACTTGTTCCAAAAACGAATCCAAGGTGGGTTTTGGTAAATAATCCGCAAAGTTTATTACCAAGTGTGTGGGACGTACTATGTTCATAAACCTAGTTAATTGCATAAAACTGAATGTGAACACCCTACGTACCCGATTGGTTACCGTGGTTCTTTCGATGGTTTCCACTCCACGGATTTTACTAACTTCATCCCAGGTTATCTCTTTTTGGTCATTGTAGCACGGTCCGGACCATCCACCCTCCACGTTCCCTACTCGTATGGGGAACGTCCGGATTACACCGATGACGTTTCCGAGACGTCGGGGGGATACACCGGCATTGTCCAGTACCCGACCTACCAGACAATCACGGGACGTCACGTACGGGTAAAACCCGTGATTCAGACCAAGATCAAAACCTTGAGCGGTTTCGATCAATAAGGTTTCCCCATTATCCAACGCCGTATTTGCCACGTCAAAGGTGTCTCCAATAAATATCCCATTCAGCTTGTGACGTGCTAACGAGTCACCATTCGGATTTCTTCGCATTTTGTGAATTTGGGCTTCACAACTACCCTGCATAGTGCTGGAAATTCCGGAATAAAAAGCACGTTCCCGTTCCGCGTCCCGCTCGCTAAGTATGCTGACGTTCGGGTTAACGAGTATTTTTGTAAACTCGGAAACATGCAATTCTTCGTGAAACCGGTGGACATCAAAAACAGCATGTGGTCCTATCAAACACTTTTTCCCATACCATGCTCCTAACGGAATAACCTTGGATACAGCCTTAGTTCCATTTGGTAACCAACAAGTATGTCCAGCATTGGGAGAGAAATCGCAGATGGATACGTCCACCTGTTCGTGTTCATAAATCCATCCGTAGGTCTTTCCTTTTCCTTCGGACCCGAACTGACCACCAATTACCACATTGGCTTAACCGGATTGCAACAAGGACATATCCATTCTCCAAATTATTTTTGTAACTTTTATCCTTAAAAATGCCCGATCCGCCGCCCGTTCACTTCGGGGATGAACGAGACGACGGATCGGAGCGGGCATTGGTTATCACTTACCAAGGATTCCCGCCAAAATGCTGGAAGCAGAAGGTTTAGAAGAAGGCGTACCCTGGGTGGTTTGCTTCTTTTTCGAGTTCTTCGAGGTCTTCGGGAGTGATCCCGAGCCACCGGAGGCTGTCCGGATGGCTTCCCCACACGGTTTCAGTTGATCGCACACTTTGCACTCGTTCTGTGTGGGATCGTGAAAGTCCGGATCGGCAAAGCACACAGGCTTTTTGGGATCCAACTTTTTTGGTGAAGATGCCTCCGGCGCTGGATCGGGAACAGCGGCATCATCGGTTTCCCAAGGCGGTTCCGGAGCCAACGTCAAGGCGTCCAACTTCACACCAACGAACCGCTTCTTGTCGTTTTTGATAGTGCACTTACCTTCCGTCCGATTAATGGCCGAAACCACGTATTCGCCGCCCTTGTAAATCACGTGGCTGTCCATGTCGATAGGTTTTTCCTCAACGATTTCCTCCTCGATCATTTCTTCCTCCACGGTCTCTTCCTCAACGACTTCCTCCACCGGATCGTCATTCTCCAACGTTTCTTCGGTGGGTTCATCTTCCGTATCGGATCCCTGAACAACATCCGCAAAGGATGATGGGTCCACCCCAAGAATCCGACATTGACCTTCGAAACCTGGATCATCCATGGAATCCTTCGGGTCTTTAATGGTCTTCATAACGTCGGGAGGGATGGGAATGGGGTTTCTGGTGGGGCCGACTGTGTAGGATGTATCCAACCCGGCCCCTTCCTTACGAATAGCAACGGCGTGACCGGTTTTGGGATCCAAAAGATCTTGCCAATCGTCCGTTAACAATAATCCACCAATAGCCTCCCACACGGTGGTGGGAAATTCCCAAGCGGCCAACCGTGGACGTTGTTCGTTGGCGTCGAAAGCCGTTACCAAATATCGTATCCTGGTAACGAATGGTTGGTCTTCTCCATTTTCGGAGGCTATTTTGTTGAGAAGACAGTGGACGCAGGGTTGTCCAAACGCCACATCCCGGCAAATGTCCATCTTGCCACCAAAATTGCCGGCACGGGCGTGGTACCCCACTTTTCTCCAGAAGGATTTCCCGGTTTCGGATTCCGGATCGTTATATTCTACAATCCGGAGGGTGGTGGTAGAGTTCTTTTTCAGAAAACGCACCCGGCCAGAAGCCGCTTTGGCCTTGTTCATTTCCTCCAACAATGCTTTACGATCAATCGCCATGGAATTTCTCCTATTTCATACTTGATTGGACCATTTCGATCATGCTTTGGATACCGGAGGCCACTTCCACCAATAGTGATTCACGGGCTACGGCATGCGTTTCTCCGGGTTCGAGAACTCTACCTGCACCATATTCCACCCGAAAACTTTCGTAGTTCCCGAGATTCATGGTTTTGGCCATACTAACGAAAACGCGATTTCCGTTCTGGCCATCATTCGCAGCCGCATAATCACCCGATTGGATGGCTGGTTTGGTAATTTTCGACATGATGTTATCTCCTAACCCTTATGACGCTGGATGTCAACACCCGCTTTACTAGACGAATTAAACTACGTCTGATCTTTCAGATTGGGACCCATGGTGACTTTAGCGGTAATGTCAACTTTACGGTCTTTCCAATAAAATGCCCCGTTGTGGCATTCCATAGATTCCTTGACAGTATCCCTAACTGAATCCACGTAATCCGGGTGACAATCCACGTCAATGCTGTCATGCGTCGGTCCCATCACCACAGCTTTCAATCCTCGTTGTAACAAAAGAGTCCGACAAATGCACAATGACATTAAGCAGAATTGGTTACCGGAGGATTGAATAGGAGCGTTTCCGGCTTGCCGTAGAGCACGATTCGCTTCGGCGGTGTTTGACGAGTGTACTTTCGGTAAGTGCCGCCGTCTTCCCAAAAGATCCACCACGTACCCATGATGAAGAGCAAATTTTTTAAAATC